ATCCTTGATCACGCAGGGAACACCGCCCGGCATGGCTTTATTGATGACGAGCGAGACTGGACGCTTGCTGATGGCTTTGTGGAAGGGCGCGGGAAGAATGGGGAGAAGGTTGTCTCCGTTCGGACATGCACCAGTTGCTTTGCTGTTCACAGGCCGAGTCCGACATGCCCGATGTGCGGTCATGAATATCCTGTGATGGTAAGAGTCGTGAGGCACGTTGACGGGGATCTTGTGGTTATGCGCCGAGATGGCGACCCGGAGATGGATACAGTTGAAACCATGATGCAAAAAAGGTTCCGGGTTTTGACCAGCGTTGCTCGTAAGCGCGGGTATAAAAACCCGACGCAATGGGCATTTAATGTTATTTGCGGGCAAGAGGCATCGCGCCTTGCCAAAAAAGTCGGTATGCGTGATGCTCAAACAACGAACGGCCTGACGGCAGAAGAGAAGGCGGCGATATGGACAATGACGGTGGGGAAGACGCAGAGTTCGGTGCGGTCATAGTTCCGATTTCTCTCATACACGCCCTGACATTTGAAATGCTGCACGTCATCGATGAGTGGCATGAGGACAGGGGGATCATTGAAGTGGATAGACGCAAGTGCTTCGTTGCAATGATAGCTTCAGTTGAGGCCGCGATGGAAACGCTGAGCAATGAATCTGGAACCGAGACAATCCAATGAGAGAGGCGGCAATCCAGCAAGAGATCCGACTTGCTCTGGGTCAGCGGCATGACATTATGATGTTCCGCATCAACGTCGGTAAGTTCCGTCCTCTGGATGGCGGCCCCCGTGTTATCCAGTCCGCCCCGGAAGGGACGCCCGACTTGCTTGGCGTGATCAAGCCCGGCCGTGCCTTTGCGATTGAGGTGAAGACCGAGAAGGGCAAGCAGCGCACCGCTCAGGTGGCATGGCAGAATGCGTGGGAAAAGCGCGGCGGCATCTACATTCTGGCGCGATCCGTCGAGGATGTTCTCAAGGGGCTTGACATAACCCTTTAACCGAATACATTAAGCAGACAATAAACAAACCGGAGGTATACAAATGGCTATTATTCCCGTTCGGGACGAAGCGCACTGGCATGAGCTGCGTGCGAAACACATTGGTGGCAGTGACATTGCCGCCCTGTTCGGGCTCTCGCCCTATTCCAGCCGCTGGCAACTGTGGATGGAGAAGTCCGGCAAGCTGCCGCCTGAAGATCTTTCAGACAACAAAGCAGTGCAGGCCGGTAAGTTTCTGGAGTCCGGCATTGCAAACTGGGCTGCCCATCGCTGGGGAATGACGATTGAGAAAGTCAATCATTATTTCACGGTCGATAGCTGCCCCGGCATGGGCGCTTCCTTCGACTATATCACACACAATCATGCACCGATGGAGATCAAGTGGTCTGCCCGTGGCTATGGCTGGCACTATAACGGTGAGGAAATCCTTGAGGCTCCTGAGAATTATCTGCTTCAGGTGCAGCACCAGCTTGCCTGCACCAGTTCGGATCATGCGTGGCTTGTTGCCCTGATCGACGATGAACCTCGCCGCATGAAGGTGCCGCGCAATGATAACATCATCGATGCTATCAAGCATGAGATCACCACCTTCTGGCAGTCCATTGCTGACGGGGTTGAGCCGCCGCTGGATTACGTCACTGACGCCGCCGCCCTGACCCGACTGGTTGGTGAGCTGCCGAAGAGTGACATCACGCTGGACGTTGGCGATGCGCTGTTATTCATGGATTACAAGTCGGCCAAGGATGATGAGAAGCTGGCTGCCCAGCGCGCCGATGAAGCCAAGGCCAAGATTCTTGAGAAGGTTCGTGAGAAGCTGGCGCTGGTGAACACATCGCAGGACAAGGCCGCCATCAAATGCGGCGACTATAAGATGTCCATCAGCAAGGTTGCTGACAATCCCGGCAAGCCTGTCACTCAGGACATGGTCGGAACCCTGATCGGAAAGCGTTCTGGTTATACCAGAGTGAGCATCAGCTGATGAAGGACTGGGTTATGATCCGACTGAGCAGGGCGCTGGTTGACCAGATGAGGACAACTGCCGCCCGTCATCCACTGCGCCCGACGCTTCGTGCGTCTATCGAGCGCGCCATCGAATTGATGATTGAAGATCTTGAAGAGGAAACCAAAAATGCAAACAAGTAACGAGATGGTTCCCGCGAAACCGATGGATCGGTTTAAGCAGGAGCTTGCTATGCGCGAAGGACATTTGCGCAGCCTTCTGCCTCAGGCCATGACGGTCGATAAGTTCCAAGCCATCGTTGTGGCAGCTGTCGCTGACAACATGGACCTGCTGGACTGTGACCGCGCTTCGCTCTTGAAGGCGTGTCTGAGCGCCGCAGAGCTTGGCCTGTCGCTCAATAAGAGCATGGGTGAGGCTGACATCCTCAAGGTCTGGGACGGCCGCCTGAAGCGCAACGTCGCCCAGTTCCGCCCACGCTATAAGGGGTTGATGAAGCTGGCCCTGCAGTCGGGTGAGGTTCTGAAGATCGAGAGCCGTCTGGTCTATGCCAATGACGTATTCGAGGTCGAGCAGGGCATCGATCCTCGCATCATACACAAGCATGGCCTGTCGGATCGCGGTGAGAAGATCGGTGCATACTGCGTGTGGAAGCTGAAGAACGGCGAGTCTCAGTTCGAGATCATGAGCAAGGAAGAGATCCTTGCCATCCGTGACCGCTCATCGTCCAAGACCAAGGATGGAAACATCGTCGGCCCTTGGAAGACGGATGAGGCTGAGATGTGGCGCAAGACTGTTGTGCGGCGGGCCAGCAAGTACATGCCGCTGTCCACTGAGGCGCAGCGCGCAGTGATGGCTGACAATCAGGCCGAAGGCGTCATTGAAGGCGATGACTATTCTGGTGATGAGATGGACATCACGGACTTCAGCGATGTGCCAGCTGCAGAAGAGCAGGTACAGACGCTCGAAGAGAAGATCGTTGCCAAGGCCACACCAGCCCCGCAGCCGCAGCCCAAGCCAGCACTTCACATTGACATCCTCGAACCCGGTGATGCCGACGGAATGACCGACTGGGATGGCTGGGCGAACGATGCCTGTGAGATCGTCGCAAGTCTTTCACCGCAAGAGCGTGAAGAATGGCGCGATATGCACTCCGGTATGCTAGAAGAAGCGGAGCTGATGGCACCGCGCAATACCATTAAGTTATTGAAATTGTTTAAGTAAGGAGAAAGTGAATGGGTAAGAAATACGATCTCGTCGTCAAGGTTGGCGAGTACACGGATGGGCAGGGCCAGACCAAGGGCCGGTTCAAGAACGTCGGCGTTATGATGGATGGCGAGAAAGGCCCCTACATCCTGCTCGACCGCACGTTCAATCCTGCCGGCGTCGGTGGGAATGATGGCCGCGAAAGCATCATCGTCTCGCTCTATGAGCCAAAGCAGGAAGGTGGTCAGATCAGCGCCGCCCAGCAGCAGCACTCAACGGCGAAGGCCAATGCCTACCAGCCACAGCCCCGCGCTCTGGACGACGAAGTTCCTTTTTGATTTGAGTGGCGGGGGTTTCGGCCCCCGCTATTTCACGTATTCTTTTTCCTGCTCCTCATGGAGCTTCTTTGCATATGCGGTTGCCGCCTCAGGGGTTTTGAAGATCCCAAGATGCTTGCCCGTCTTACGATACTGATCAACTGCCTCATCGTCGGTCATGATCCTGCCGTCATCAGACACCGTGGGGAGCAAGACCTCCCCCTCATCAAATCCAAACGAACGCGATTTCACCGTGCTGATCGAGCCGTCACTGTTCTTTACAACCGGACGCTTATGCAGATCGATGTTGCCCGGCGCAACAAGGCCACCGTCCTGATAACGACGAACAGCCCCACCGTCGCGGAATTGGGGAAGCGGTTCTTCACCAGCGCCCTCCTCTTCCTCTGGTGGCAGAAGGCCGTCTTCATCATCCTCGACCATAGCTGCGCGGTAGGCTTCAATGGCTGCTGCACGTTTCATTTTACCCACGTTGTCCAAGCGCAGGCCCGGATGCAGTTCAGTCATCATGGCCTCTTTCAACGTCTGCGTTGTTGGCGGCCTTACTGCCTTTGCCATGTTTCCAGAATCAAGATCCTTTTGGAACTGATCAACAATGACTTGTAGCTCCTTATCAAATTCAGCGCGGATCTTCTCAGCCTTGGCTTTCTGCCCTGCATTCTCTGCCTTGATTACATCTGCCAACATCTTGCTTAGGCGCAGCGTATTATTACGTTCCGCATTCTGAGTTGCCTTGGAGATTTCAGTCACGGACTGACGAGCCTGTTGCCGACGTGCGATGTCAGCTGATTGGAAGCCAAAGGCGCGCTTGAGCTGCTCTGGGAAGTCCATTTCCTCGGCTGGCTTGATGAGCGTGCCGTAGCGCGTCCTGAGGCCCTCCAGTGGGTACTGCACAAAACCTTTGAGAATATCAGATGGCCCTTTACCAATGACCGGAGACACGGCTGCCACATAAGCGGAAATAGGCTGCACCCCAGAGTTGCGACGATCAAGATATTCTTGGATCTTCAGTACACTGGTGGAGATGGCTGGGACAATGCTAAGGCCATCTCCAAATTCAGGGACAAGAGATGTAAAGCCAATACGCTCACTGATATTCAGGCCAAACAATGCGCGGGACGGCCCGCGAAAGATTGCCTCAGCGTCGCGACGAGCATCAGGACCACCGCCAAACATCTCAGCCAGCATCATCTGCGCCTCAGTGCGGAAGTCCAATTTATTTTTGGCAAAGAGATTGTAGAGATATTGGAAGATGTTGATCGCATCATCACCAAATGGAATTGCATACAGCAGGCCAGCCACAGTCCACATCGTCATGATCGTGAACATAGCCGCGACCTTTCCGCGAGGCCCTTGCTTGCGCAGATTCTCAGACAGTAAGAACATGGTCTGCAGAGCATATTGAGAAAACTGCAGAAGCACTCCACCAGCGCCACGCATCACGGGAGGCTTTTCAATCTGGCCGCCCATGAACGTCGCTGTTTCCACCATGAATTCAGCAACATCGAAAGGATTTGATCCCTCCTCAATGATGATCTTGGCGCGCTCGTTTTCCTTGTAGGCTTCCTTCCAGTTCTTCAAAGCCTTTGGGTCTTGGGCGTAGCGATATGCCACAATGAACGCAGCCGCCTTGTTCATCTCCTCCGTTACTGAGATAACGCTGGATCCATACTGGAAATAGCGGGATGCAGTCCTCTTAATTGCTCCGCCACGGCTTGCCATAGCATCGCTTTCAACGCCCATAAGTTCAGGATTCATCTGGGCTCTGACCGTCCCACGTTTATTGGCAAGTATAAGAGCTTCGCGCTCCTCATCGGTCAATCCCGGTATCGCATATGGATCAACGTGCATTCCATAACCGACCTGACCACGGAACCCTGCAATGACCTGAGCCGACATCTTGTAAATATCAAGGCCGGCCGACCCCTTCATGATCGTCATCTGCGGGGCGGTAACAGTCCACACGGACATGGCGTTGACCGCTGAAGACGCAACGCTGCCCCACATAGAGTTGAAAAAGCCAATCGTCCTGAGCGCACGCCACACGACATGCTCAGGAGTATCAACGTATTCGTCCCAGCCCTCAGCATATTTACGCTCTGCGTCACCCACATTGCGCTTCAGATCATCAAACGCCTTGGAGTATTCCTCACGGTACATCCGGTGTGAAACTGTTGATGCCACAATGCGATTGTAATCGAGCAACCGATCCGTGAAGTTGGTATCATAACCCGGAATTTCGCGCGCCTGCTTCATGAAACCCACAATCAGGTCTTCCATTAAAACGGAGCGCACGCTCTTTGGAAGGTCAGCAATCACGCCGCGCGCAATATCTCCTGCATTCTGAGCACTGAGTCCACCAATAGTCTCCTGAGAGAACATGCCGCCCATTGTTCGGTCAAAGTAATCCTTGATGATCTTTCCGGCATTTGCATCCATAAGATTCATCAACTTGTCCAAGCTAGATAAATCGTCAATGGACAAACGATCATTCATGTCTGCAGCGCGGCGGCTCACAACCACCTTAAACCCCGCACTGGCCGGATACCTCTTTTCGATCTCAGCAATTTTTTGATTGATTTTAGGATCAGGGATTAGCTGTGCAGCCTTCGGGCCAACCATATCCTTAAGCCACTGCATACTATCCAACATAAAGAAAGCGCCAGTGTCTATCGTTCCGTCAGGGCCATAGACCATAATGCGCGTATCTCCTGAGCGCATGAATGGGATATAAGATACCAGACGCTTCTCTTCGATGGCATTGTAAAGTCTTAGCAGTTCGTTGCGGAACTCATCATCCTCAACGCTCTCCGTGATTCCATTTTTGCTATACTCTCCATTGTACCCAAGGGCAGCCAAGATTGATTTGGCGTTCAATGTGTAGCGACTGTCAAGATAATCCCGGATGCCGCGCAGCATACGAGTTTCTTCTGCGTTTAATTTTAGAACTTGATCTGGTTTTGACAGCTCAGGCTGGAACAGTCGTTCAATTCCATCAGCGCCTACGCGGCGGATCTCTTTGGTTTTAATTGAGAAATTGCGGCCAGTGTCACGAACATCAATTCTGGCAAGGCGGAGATACTCAAGAACAGCATTGAGGCGATTCTTGGATTCCTGCGGCATCTGGTTCAATTCATGCAGCATATCTTCATAGTCGGCCATGAGGAGATTGCGCATCTTGATCTTATCATTCGTCGCCTTGTGCATCCGCGCAAAGAACTTGCTGCGTCGGGCAACAGCCGTCGCTGGGCGAAGCCACGATGACAGCGCTCCGATATTCTGAACAGGGTCCATAAAGACTGGCCCCTCTGGCGGATTGTCCAGAGCGACATCAGCAATATCAAGGGAGCAGTTTGAGCCTATCATCAGTCACACCCTCGGTTTTCTTTTTGCAAGTCAGCGCCTTCGTCAATGATCTTATCGTTGGGTTTCTGCGCGATTGCAACGGCATTGCGCATTTCTTCAATCGACCCCGTGACTAGAGTCTTCATGGCTTCTTGCCGCTGCTTGGCACGAACCGCATCGAAGCGCGCTATAGCATCGTCATTGATCTTCTGAAGGCGATCAGCTTCCGCTGCCCATTCTTTATACGCCTTGGTCCGACGATCATATAACGGGCGCTCATCATCAGGATTGAATGCAAAAGCAACAAACTTCTTTTCAGCCTCAACGGCTTCACGTTCGGCCTTTTCGTATTCAGTTTCAGCCTTGCGGTATTTGTCCTCGGCCTTAACATCATTTTGGTTTGAAGGCTTGAGTGATGCCTTCGCAATCGCCTTCAGGTTTAAAATCTTTCTTTCAAGCCGATCAATTTTACGATCAAAGATTTCACTTGCATCATCTGAAATGTCGTAAAGGCTTTGAAGCGCATTACTCAAGCTCCTTTCCAATGCGATAGACATCTGAGGAATAGCCTTCGCCTCCTTGTCCATAGCATCAGATAGCCCATCGATCAGATCACTAAGCTCATTCAACTCCTTTTCAGTGCGCTTATCGGAAAGTGAGGTAACCTTCGACTCCGGCTCCATATACCTCGCGCCATCTTCCTGAATCAGGGTCAGGGAGTTGAACTTGCCGTCAGCCTTGACCAAGCTGTCGAGCGCCTTAATTAAAGGTGACTTCGCGCTAAGATTGAAAAGCCCCTTGGCCTTTTCCACCAGCTCAGACAGCCAGTTACGAATTCGCCCAAGGATTGAATCGCTAACTCCAAAGCGCTTCTGCATGATTTTCGTTGCGTTGACAGCCCAGAACTCAGACGGGTTTACATATTGATAATAAGAGTAAGGAACAAAGCCCTGACTAATCATGTTAAGGGCGATGTCCATTCCCTTCTGAGGCTTGAAAGTATCTGGACCGATCTTGAATTCTTGACCGCTATGAAACGCCCGCAAAACCTGAAAGTAAGTTTTCTGAGGCGTGCCAGCCTTAGCCTTCGCAGCCTCCTTATTTAATTCCCGCAGCCACGTTACGCGAATAGCCTGCTGAATATCCGGGGACATCATGCGCTCAGTATGATGCAGCATCTCATGAACCGCAGTCGTTTCCTGAGATCGGTTTTTAAACAGCCGCATCAACCTTCTAACATCGTCATAATTACCAGCCGGAGATTTTTCACCGGGCATCGGTATTGAGATTGCCAAATCAGTAGCAAGATTTGGATTTAGCTTTAGCGCCCATGACATGAAATCCACCTCTTCCGCAGAGATGAATCCATCGCGCTTGGCTGCCAGCATACGAGAAAGGATATGGTCAGCGCCGCGCCGCCGGCCTTTTTGCTTATCCTTAAAGCGTTTGTCGTTATTCAAATCAGCGATGTATTCAGCCAAATCTATAACATACGTTGAAAATTCAGCGTCATCGATGAGTCCGCTATCGTATTGCTTGGTTAGCTTTTTCACCCCACGAGAGAGAGAAGGAACTTTGCGGGCCTGCTCAATAATATCCTGCTGCTTCTCAATGGGGATCTGCTCAATGCTTTCAAACATCCGAGCCTGCTGAACGCCCTCACCCGCATCAACCCGCTTCCAGATGTCCCGGGCGGATGGCGTCTCTGCCTTACCAAACATGTCAGGCGCGGCCTGCTGGTTAGCTGCCACTTCTGTGTATGCCCGGAGCTTTTCGGCAATTGCCTTCTTGCTAAGAATGCGAAAGGTCTTGTCGTCGTGGAAGGCTAGAAGAATGTCCTTCACGAACGGATCCATTGGCTCAACCATGTCAGGGCTGCGCACTGCGCCAGACACGCTATTGCCGCTGGCCTTGATGTCAGAGACAGTGCCAACGGTTTCCATCAGCTTATTGGTAATGTCGTACTTCTTATCGATCTCACCATTCTCAATAGCCTGCTGGAACTTGATCCAGTCGTTTGCCACATCGACCAAGGAGTTCGTCAGCGTCTTGGTATCGTCGTCGCTGCGCTCCATTGCTTTGCTCATGAATATCTTAGATGCACGCCCAGAGTTACCATAAGCCTTGTAGAGAAGCGCATTTTCAATCCTCTTAAGCGCCTGCGCGTTCACCTTACCTTTGTCATCCATAGCATTTTTGCGTTGCTGTGGATTCATTTCAGCAAGGAACGCTGAAACAAATGCGTCGTTTTTCACCGCATTCAGATCGCCGCCATTGTATTTTGAAAGCACTGCGGGCGTGAGAATGTCGCTTGCATCCTGCGCGGCTTGCTCCGGCGGGGAGAGCGCAGCGACATCCGGTTCGTTTGAAGCGGTAACAAACTTGCGCTCACCAATGTCTGACATGAGGCGACGCACCAAAATCGGACGCTCAATACCCTCAATATCGTAACCCTGTTCACGTAGTGACTCTTTATATATCTCGGCTTTGTCTGGATGAAAGTTGTAGATTTCCTCAAGGCCCATTGTGCGGCCATTGCCGCTGAGGATGGTATTATCCTTGTTAATGATCGGAGCGCCGCGATCCGTTGACTTATCTTCACCGAGTCCATCTGGGTCAAAATTGTTAACAAAATCGACAATGAACGCATCGCTTGCTGGCCTGCTGCGATCACGGTTCTGCAGCTCGTTCTCAGCAAAGCGAATGTTACTCAGATCCTGCAACTCATACTGCACATCGACTTTCTCGCGTGTTGCCGGGATGGTGGCGCGGTCAGTCTTGCCGACAGCGGCGGGTGGCGCTGGTGCAGGGGCTGGTGCAGGGGCTGGCGCAGGCTCTTCACGGCCGGGCATCGGCTCAAGCGTGAACTTCGGCCTCGGCTGCCGCGCATTCATGCGATCCGCTGCATTGTTTAGCGCCTCGGCAAAATGCAGAGAAGAAACGCTGGC